CGTCGTCGTCGCCCCCAAACATCCCGCCTACTTTACTAAAGGTTCCTTCTTCTTCTTCCTCTTCACCACCGTCTTGAATGTCTTCTTCATCGTCAGCCATTATTGCGTAACTAAGTTATATATACAATAGATTATTATCGGTTGTGTTTCACGACGAGCATCGTCCGCCTCTCTTCGGCATTTACCGAGCATCGTCCGCCTATCGGCATTCGGCTCGGCATTTACCGAGCATCGTCCGCCTCTCTTCGGCATTCGGCTCGGCATTTACCGAGCATACATCAGCCCACAATTTCCCGATATAAATGTCAGCACATTATACCGCTCCTCTAGTATATGAAGGTCGTAGTTATACAAGTAGATATTCACATTCGGTTTGTTCATTCCGATAATCTCTCGAGTATTCGGATTACAAATCACCTTCACTTCGGCCGCCGAATCCAACGGAGGGTATATCGTATTCATCTCCAGTTCGATTTGGTTAAACTTGCTCATATTGATAGCACCGCTCGGCTGTAATTCAAACGGGTCCGAATTCAAGCAGAAATTATAGCAATAAATCCCGGGTTTCGCACTCCCCCTTGTCCGCGTATATTTCTCAACATAATTATACACTCCTGCGTCGAGCAGGTTCTCTCGATACTTCCCGTTGAGTGAAATCCCCAGCATCTGTAATATGTCGCGTTCATTTTCCGACTGAAAATCACCAGTGATATGAAGCCCGGTCAACCGTTTATCACCTGGATTAATGCCCGGTCCAATACCGTTCTTCGGTCCATTTTTATCAAAGAAGTAGCGGTCGTTTGGAAAATCTGATGGTCCATTAAGGTCGGATACCTGTTCGATGCTTTCATTAAATCCGGTTGGCTTCCAATCATCGTCTATTGGCGCGGGTATAATATCATAGGGTAGATAGTTATACGGCCAATTCGTATAATTGCTCCACTCGTTCCGTAAATTCACATCACTTCGTTGGAAGAACAATGTCCACGACGCCACCATCCCCATCGAATTCTCTATCTTGATTTTCTTATTTCCAGTGACATCATTGAACACCCAATCATAATACGACTTAATCAGGTATTTTTGTTGGTTCGCGGCGAATATCTTCGACTCCTCATCGGAGAGAAAACAGTATGTCGCCATTAAATGGACATCAGCATTCCAGTCTGTGCGAATGCTCGGATAGGAGTCAAGTGTTAAATCGATACTCGGCGGCGGGTATAAAAATCGCCACATCTGATGAAGCGGATTCGTGAAATCCGGTTGAACGACTGGCCAATAATTCGCGGAGTCACCTACATCTCGTATCGTGAATAGCTCTTTCACCGGCCGAAGTGTAACGTCAATCTGGAGTTGGTTATATTGGAGGCATACAAGCGGAAACGCCATCTTCGACGAAAGTGTGAACCACGCATTAATCGGTATATATATCTTGCGTCCGCGTATTGACGGCTCTGCTCCGGCGATATTACCCGTGCGATAGGCATTCGGATACTGGTTCAACCGTGCCCCAGAACAGCCAGGATTATATAATTCCGGAACGTGACCCGTCATCTGGTTATACAATTCGCGTTTTGTGGCATCGAGGTCACGCTCCATAATCGCCATCAAATTATTACCAGTGAAACGCTGAAGGGTCATTCCGCCGACTGAAATCACGATTTCTTTTATCATTTGTGTGCCCAAATTTTCAATCCACCGAAACTCATATGGCGCCCACATATCGCCTTTATTTGCTGGCGGATGAATTGGGCTCCATATCGACGGAAGTGTCACGCAGATATAGGTGTCCATCAGTAGTTCAGCATATCTCGGAATATAGAATGTGAATTTGGACTCTTCGGTCATACGCAACTTCTTCTGACCATCGAAATCAACTCTAAACTTTTGAAGACCGAAATTCGTATATTTAAGGTAGGTGCTTTTAAAAAACGACTTTTTGGGATTACCGTTAAGAATAACATTTTGATTGCCTGTAGCAACCAAATTTAATAAACCGCCGGTCATTTAGTATGTTATTTGTATATAACTTTATATAAAAATCTATTATTATATACAACAACAATGAAAGAAAACCAGGTAGAATTTTTATTTATAGGTATTATTATTATTGTATTCGCTTTATGGAAAATAACACAGAATATTAAAACACGATGTTATGAGTCGGCGGCGGCTGCAAGGGCGGTCTCTGCCGCTCGTTTCAAGGAAGGGTTCGCTGGCGGCGGCGGTGGCGGCACTCCCGCCACGGTCTCTCAAGATACGACCATTTTAATGAAAGCAAAGGAATTATTGAAAAATAGCGGTATCAAAGACCCATTTTCGATGAACGGCATATTAACTACCGAGAATTTTACACCCGACACGAGTGAAAATGATATGACGATACATCAGCGTAGAAAGGCGGCAACTGTGCTAGACCGGTTTGAAACAAATGCACCACCGCCTACCGCGCCAGGAACAGCAGCACCGCCTACCGCGCCAGGAACAGCAGCACCGCCTACCGCGCCCGGAGCAGCAGCACCGCCTACCGCGCCAGGAACAGCAGCACCGCCTACCGCGCCCGGAGCAGCAGCACCGCCTACCGCGCCAGGAACAGCAGCACCGCCGCCTCCCGCCGTCAAAGAAGGCCTGGAAAACGCCGACGAAAAAAGCAAGGAAATTATTGAACGGAATATAACATCGATAAACCCGGAGGACAGTCAGAGTAAATTCAAGTTGCGTGATTATTACATCAAGGCGGCATATAATGCGTTTAATCCATACAAATTCAAGAATTCGACAGTGAGTATGGACGCATTGCTGTATGTGATTGCTCGCGGTTGCCGCTTCATCGACTTCGAGGTGTTTTCCGTAGACAACGAGCCGGTTATCGCTTCATCATCCGTGAACTCATTCAATTATAAAGAAACATTCAATCACATCCCCGTCATCGAAGCGTTCGAAGTCTTGGGTAGTTATGTGTTTTCGGGAGCAAAATGTCCCAATCCAAGCGACCCCTTCATCATTCATATGCGGATTATGTCGCGTAATATAACGATGTATGACAAACTTGCGAATGTCATCACGCAAAGTAAAACAGTAGCACGTAATTTATTAGGACCGAAGTATGGCCGCGAATATCAATCCAAAGATTTAGGCAATGAAGATTTACTGGATTTCAAAGGCAAGATTATATTAATGGTGGATGGAACGAACCCAGTGTATCGAGAGACGAAACTGTTTGAACTAATCAATATGAGTTCGAATTCGCTCTTTCTCTCGAAGTATACATATTTCGGCGTAAAGAATATCGGCGACCCGCAAGCGTTCAAGGACGCGAATAAGAAGAATATGTGCTTGGTTGTTCCGGATAAGAGCGGTCGGCCAATCAACGAAGGACATAATGGGCCTTATACTTGGGGGTGCCAGATTGCCACAATGTGTTTTCAGGAAGAAGCGCGTGATGAAAAGTTGAAAGCGTATGAAGATAAATTTGCGTCAGTTGGGTATGCTTTTATTTTAAAACCGGAGGATTTGCGTTATGTCCCGATTACGATTGCTCCACCAGCGCCTCCCGACCCGAAGTCGTCGATGGAGGCACGGCCGACAGAAGCAGCGGGAGGTGTCAAGATTTCCCTGTAATTTGCGTCGCTCGTTTCGCAACACCCGGAGGGTGCCGCTCCACTCGCTCCGCAAATTACTCAATAATTATCGTGTTCTATCCCTGTGGGGTGGGGGTGCCGCTCCACGAATTACTCAATAATTATCGCGTTCTATCCTTACGGGGGTGGGGGGGGGGGTGCCGCTCCACGAATTACTTAATAATTATCGCGTTCTATCCTTACGGGGGTGGGGGGGGGGGGTGCCGCTCCGCGAATTACTCAATAATTATCGTGTTCCATTCTTGTGGGATGGGGGGGGGAGGTGGGTGAGGGATGGAAATATATTCTAATGATATGATAATACTATCGTATCATTATGGACGAAATTCCGTATAATATTGGTGGTTCTGCCTCAAGCAGTTCCAAGGAAAGCTTCGAAGAAAGAGAACTCGAAATCCTCCGTAGTGCCGTCGATTTAGTGGAAAAACGCAAGGGTGAAAGGATTATCCAAGACCCCAAAGTTCAAGAAATCATCGCCATCGTCGAGAAATTTATCGCCGACAAGAAACTCGTGTGTTATGGCGGGACTGCCATCAACAATATCCTCCCGGAAGACGCCCAGTTTTACAATAAGGATGTCGAGCTCCCCGATTATGATTTTTATTCGGATAATGCTTTAGATTGTGCGAAAGAACTCGCGGACATTTACTACAAGGCCGGATATGAAGATGTCGAGGCAAAATCCGGTGTTCATCACGGGACATATAAAGTGTTCGTGAATTTCACTGGAATCGCGGATATTACGCAAATGGAGCCGGCATTATTCAAAGCAATCTCTCGAGACGCAATTATTAAAAAGGGAATTCGATATGCTCCGCCTGACTTTCTGCGTATGGCGATGTATCTCGAACTATCGCGCCCTGATGGTGATGTATCGCGATGGGAGAAGGTTCAGAAACGACTTACACTGCTCAACACGCATTATCCGCTCAAAGGGTATGATTGCGATAAGATAGAGTATCAGCGCGGTTTTGAGGGTTCAAAATCCGGTGAAATCAGTGTTTCGAAGTCTCGGTCGCGGACACAGTCGAAGTCGCAGTCTCGTAGTCGAACTGTCAAGCGCGGCGGCGGCGGTGGCAGCGGCAGCGGCGGAAGTAAACGCGACGCAATACGCCAGATTACCCGAAAATATAAGGGCGGTCTAGAAAATTATATGAAACATTTATATCACGGAGTATCCTCCCACGAAGAAACTATCGGCGATTTCAAATACACCATTGAAGAAGATAAATTGACACACCGATATCGTTTAATTGCGATTTACGAGCGATTGTTTGGAAAGGATGATGAATTCGTTTTGTATTCGATGAAGGCGAGAGATTTGGATTCCGAAGCGTCTCTCACGAAAAAACCGTCGAAGTCTAGGTCTAGGTCGAAGTCCAGGTCCGAATCTAGGTCTCCGTCACCGTCTCCGTCTCAGTCTCCGTCCCCATCCCCGTCCCCGTCCCCGTCGAGGGATAAACCCGAGTTAAGTGTGAATAAATCCCAAATGTCTTACAGAAATCAACGCGAAAAGGAACTCGCGGAGACCGATATTTATAATATTGTCCGCAGCGTTTTCATCAAAAATCGTGCTGTATTTTTCGGCGGGTATGCCAATCTCCTGTATTCACGATATATGCCCAAACACCAGCGCCGTATCGTCCAGAAAATTCCCGATTTCGATGTTCTCTCGGAAGAGCCGCGCGACCTGTGCGAGGAAGTCGTCAAAGAACTCACAAAGCATAAATATACCGATGTCAAATATACGAAACACGCGGGTGTTGGTGAAGTCATTTCAGAACATTACGATATTCGTGTCGGCGATGAAGTCATTGCGTTCTTATACAAACCTCTCGCGTGTCACAGTTACAATACAATACGAATACATTCGAATGGCAACGACCGTAAAGGCAGCGGCGGCGGCAGCGGCAGCGAATCTATTCGTATTGCGACAATTGATACAATGTTGAGCTTTTACTTGGCGTTCATCTACGCTGACCGCGTTTATTATGACACCAACCGTATTCTTTGTATGTCGCAGTTTTTATTCGATGTTCAGCAACATAACCGGCTGAAACAGACGGGGTTATTGCGCCGGTTCAGTATCAATTGCTATGGAAAGCAACCGACATTGGAGTCGATGCGGTTTGAAAAGACGAAGAAATACGAGGAATTGAAGGGGAAGCGCGATTCGCGCGAATTTGAGGAGTGGTTCTTGCGGTATATTCCGTATGAACACGGGAAAGCGAGGGCGGCGAAGGACGCGAAGGGGGCGGCGAAGACGCGGAGGAAGACGCGGAAGTAGGTGAAGGCGGAATATATTATTTGCGTCTCGTTGTGTGTTTATTACGAGACTGTTTACGACGACGACCTTTGACCTTTCGTGATTTGCTGTCGTGAAACGATTTTTTACCTTGGGGTTTTAATGGAATAAAATGAGCATAATTATAACTTTGTTTGGGTCGTTGGCCGCCTTTGTTAATTGGTATAATTTGCTGTATGTAATCTCCTATAAGCGTAGGTAATTCTTGTATCCATTCTTTCATGAAATGTGAAGTTACTTTAGCAATGCCAGTGTTGTCATATACGTATTTTAGTAAATTAGCAACTTTTGCGGCTCGATTGGCAGCTTGTTTGTTGAACTCCTGAAATCGAAAATCTCCCATTCCATCATCGACATTCTTCATAATTTTAATGTAATTAGGGTCATTTTCGTCTAGTCTCATAGAACTAAGAAGTATTTCTTTTACAATATTTATAAACCCTTCTTTTGGGGTGTTATTCTCTTCACGGTTGAATATTCTCATCAATCCATCATGAATTATGCGAATTGTATTTTCATCAAAAAAAGACGCATAATTTGACGTGGAGTCAATGTAATGTTCTGTGTCATGAATACCGTTTAGTATTATAGCCCTTTCCTCAGTTAGTTGAAGTTCGTAGTTTGCTGATTGTCCTGAAACGGGTTCGTCATTAAAACTATATGTTTTCTCTGCAACTGGTACTAAATCTGTGTGTCGATTTCCGTCTGAGTCTGTATAACTTACAGTCACCTTGCCACGACCTGATTCTGAAGGAATTGTTGATACATCTGTGGTAACTGACTCTATTTTGGGCCGTGATTTATCTTTTAAACTCAATAAATGATTAATAACAGCTTTTGCTGCTTCACCGATAAAATCACTTATTGCATTACCATCCGGGTTTAATGTTGCGAGACCGAATGTTGGCATTTTCGTTATACACTACACCAATAAAAAAATTTCACCTCAACCCTTCCCCCAGTTTCTTGAAAATCAAAGTAATCACGAAAAATGTCCCTGCAAACATCACGCTTGTAGCCGTGAGACCCGTGATATTGAAATTCCCGTCTTCCGCGAATAACGACGGAAGAAACCGAAGTAGTTGTGCTCTAAATACCGGCATTTGAAAAATAAAATATAGAACGCCAACAAGTATCGGCATTTGAAGGTCGTAATAAATCGCTTCGAGTGTATCGATTTGATTGGACTGGCGAGTGTTTGCACGCACGATATTTTCCATTGATGTATGGTCTTTGATATAATCAACTCCGCCTTCTTCGTCTTGAAAATGGACGGACTTCTGCGGGATATAATTAGGCCTCGCTTGGTCGTCGTGTGTAAATGAATTCGGGTTCATCGGGATGTCTCTCGTTGGAATCATCGTCATTCCGTTGGCACTGGCGCGTTGGACGCCCTGAAGCACTTCGTTCATTACATTTCCTGGAATTCCGCCGTGAGCGGTGGTCATCATTTGGTCGTTTCCGCCGCCGCCGCCGCCGCCGCCGATATTCGGGGAGTAAATGAGTGGTGCTCCGCCCCCGCCCCCGCCATAAGCAGAGCCAGGTGTTTGGCTACTTAAAGGAAGGTCATCAATACTAGTAGTGTCGCTCATAATGGAATGGAATGGAATGGAATGGAATGGAATGGAATGGAATGGAATGGAATCGAATGGCCTAAATAACAGTAAAAATAAGAATATACATATACAAAGAACGAAGTGTTCTGGTTTGGACGCGTAGTATTCGCGTTTGCTAAAACATCAAAAGGTCGTTCGCCGTCGCCGTCGCCGTCGCCGTCGCCGTCGGTTGTGTATGGAGTAGTGTTCCTCCGCCTACCGTCATTATCTTCGTCAGTTCTTGTGTCAAGTAATTGATTGTCATATTTTTACTAGAGAGTTCCAGTTCTAATTTCCCAATCATAATCTTCTGGGCGTGAACGATATCGCGTAGTTTCTGATTTTCTGTAAAGA